TTGTTCTTGCTTTAAAAGAAGCAACTGGTGTTGAACCTCCTTCGTGATTAACGACTAATTGTGCAGTCTCTCCTGATGTTAAAGCACCAACTGTTACATCTCCTGCAAAAGTTGCGTTTCCATTAACATCAAGAGTAGTTGTTGGGTTAGCAGTTCCAATTCCAATCTTAGAGCTAAGCTCTGTGATGACAGAATTAGTAAGGGTGACCGAATCACCACTACCTGACCACTTACTAATCTTACCTCCTGTTCCGTTACCATCTAAAACAGAGCTGTTGTCTACTTTTTCCCATTGGTCACTTGCTCCTTGCTCAACAAATACTGCCCAGTCTCCAACCTTCCAATCTGTGATTCCATCTAAATCAGTCGAGCCTGCAACAGCTACAATGTAAAAGTGTCCTGTCGTTCCTGTGCCACTTGCTAGTGTCGGAGTGTTAGTTGTTGCGTTCCATGTTCCTTGAAAGACTAAACCAGCAGGAACAGTTTGAATTGCATCCTGAACAAATGCAGTAGTAGCTACCTTAGTTGAGTCATCAGATACTGTTTGAGTAGTTCCTATAACACCATCAGCAAGAGTTGATGTAGAAGTTACAGTTCCTGTTAAATCTCCTGTTACGTTTCCAGTTAAATTACCAGTAACATTTCCGACAACTGCTCCTGTATGAGTACCAGCAGAATCGCCTGTTAAATCCCCTGTAACATCTCCTGTTACATTCCCTGTGAGATTTCCTGTGACATTGCCTGTAAGGTTTCCTGTTACGTTACCTTGTAAGTCTCTATGTACAGTAGAAGGTAAAGACAAAGACAAACCTGTACCTGAAGCAGTAGTTGTTATCTGATTGGTTGTACCTGTGACTGCAAAAGTTTCTGTATTTAAAATGACAGCACCATTACCTGAATCACCTGAAAAATCTAAGTCTTGCCCTATGCTTTCAGCATCTACATACGCAGTTGAAGCAGCTTTTGTAGAGTTGTCTCCTGCTGTTTGCGTTGCAACTGTTACTACTGCACCAGTAGCATCTAGATTAGCACTAAAGGTCGCATTGCCTGTAATAGTAATAGCAGTCGAAGAGACAGTTAAAGGTAAGTTATTACCTAAGCCATCACTTAATACTTTTAAATTGCTAGTAATTGGTGAATTGTCTCCTACCTTGATAAGAGCATCGTAAGTATTTGCAGGCGTTTTGCCAGTTAGTGGTGTTCCCATTTATAATTGATTGTAAGTGTCGTGAATCCTATTCCATTTATTTTTCTGAAGCTCCCATACCTCGTCAGAGAATGGAATCAATGCGCTTATTATTTGTCCTATACCTTGTGCATGAAGACTGCCATCACAGCAACTTCTAGAGTAAGTGTCTGAATCCCAACAAAGGCAACCTCTGTTTCCTCCTTTTGGTGATACTGTTTGTAACCTTACTGCTCCTCTCATTTTATTGCCTCTTTAGCAACCATCAACAAAACTTCAGCAGCAGCATCTTCCTCATTTATCTCTTGAGCAGAGAAGTCTACCTTATCAACGAAAAATCCCTCTATTGAGAAGCCCTTGACCTTGTTAGTTTTCACATAGTTATTCCAAATATCATCGTTATTTACTTTCATAGATACCATCCAAGTTCCGACAGGCATATCTAATCCATAAACTCTTGACTTGTCTTTGTCTTCATCTTCAACGATCCATGACTCTACAACACTCATTCCATTAAGTGCTACCTCATGCTCTAAGGTTGACTCATTTTGATTACTATTCTGAAAAAATAACTCGCTTGCTTTCCTGATCGTTTCCTTTGTGAAGTACACATAAAACTCTTCTTCGCCATTTTGACGATAGATAGGTTTGTTAGGGATTAAAGCTGCACCCAGTAAGATTCTTTTTTCTTCATCTTGTTTAGCAAATTGTACCTCTTGAGATTTTAAGGCTACAAAGTTCTCTTCAATTGCTGGATTCTCTACAATACTAATAGCTTGGATGCCCATTAGTTCTTCCATCTCGTCTAAAATTAACTCTACTATCTTCATGGGAATGTTGCTGTTCTTAATCGTTGTCTGTCTAATTGTGAACCTGAGAGAACCTCGCCTGCTACGACATAAGCTCTTACAGGTCTGTCAAATGTTCCTGCTATTCCTTCAAGTAACTGATTTGTTCCGCTTTGTCCCACAATATTAAATTGAGCCGCCTGTGATGGTGCTGTAATATTAGTGCCTGCCGATGGTCTTGATAATGAATCAGGAGCTTCAAATTTAGTGTTTTTAATTGTGGCTATCTGTGCAAGACCTGTAGTCAAAGCAATTCCTGCCTTTACAAAATTCGCTCCAGTTAAAGCATCTTGAGGAACTGCTAGTTGAGCTGTAACTGCTGATGCTGTGTTTGCAATTGCTGCTGCAAGCTGGAACTTCTTCGTTCTTTGAAATGATTTTTCTGCATTTGCTTCATCGTTTTCTCCTAGAGCTTGACTTAAATTTGAAAAAGCAGTTGCACTTTGCCCAGCTAAATCAAAACCTCCTGCAATACTATCAATCCTTGAATTAAAAAGATCATTTTGCATTTGAGTTGATTCTTGAGCATATTGTTGCTCTAAGTCAAACCTTTCTTTTAACAAAGTTTCATATTCTCCTGTCTCAGTTTGACCATTAGTTTTTAACTCAATTAATCTCTCATTGTTAAATCTTAATAGTTGAAGCATAGATTTATCAAAAAAATCTAATTCTCTTTTTAATCTTTTAGTTTGATTTGTTCTTTCTAATATTTCTACTTGATCTAAATTGACTTCAGCAATAGCAACGTGTCTATCTAATAATGTACCTGTAAGCTTTATAGCTTCAGCATCATCAACATTTCTTTGTTGTCTTAGTGCATTACCTTCATTTAATAAAGAATTTTCATTTGCCAGTCTTTCTGAATTTACGCTTGTTGTTCTTTCACTTAACTCCTCAAGTTGTAGTTTTTTCTGTTGAAGTGCAACATCATCTGTATGAAGTTTAGTAATTTGAAATCTCGCTTGAGCAGAGTCAATTTGAATTTGTATTTGTTCTTTTTCTTTAGCTATTTGTTCATCAGTTAATCTAGCAATTTCTTTATTTGCTGCAAGCCTTACTTCTATGCTATTAGTAATGTCATCCCTTATCTGCCTTTGGGCTTCAATTATTTGTTGAGATTTTAATTGGATTTTTTGCCTTTCAACTTCTGCTGTTAATGAGGTTTTATCTGACTCTACTAATCTTTCAGCAGCAGCTTCAACTATTTCAAAATATTTAGCCACATTTCCCCCTGTTGCCATAAAAACATCAAGATTATTAAATAACCCTGTTAAGGTTAACATTGCAGTATTGACTTTGTCAATAGCAAATTGAGTCTGTTGAAAAACCCCTTTTGCAATGGCAAGCGCACCTGCGGCAATCGCAGCACCTTTGATATTTTTAATAAATCCCTTTATTGCATTGTCAGTTTTTTTAACTGTTTTAGTAGTTTCTTTAGACTCCTTGTCCATCTTGTCAAAACTCTTTTTTGACTCTGTCCCTACATCTTCAATAGAATCAACTAAACCCTCTACTTGATTATTTAACTTCTGTATTTTGTTTTCAATACCTGAAGTTTCTCCCTCAATTCTAATTGTTTCAACTACTGCCATTATCTACTTTTTATGAACTCTGTCCAGTTTTTGGGAATTTGATATTTTCCTTTTGCAATTTCTACTGTATCACTAACGCCCTTCCATTCGTCAGATTGGAGAAGTTCTATTAAGTAACTTAAATAAGTGTTTTTCATACCTCATTGAGTAATTCAAATTTAACTTCATTTGTTGCCATATTAACAGCAGCATTGTTGATTATCCATTTTTCATTGTTCCAAATTACCTTGTTGTTAAGTTGCATCTTAATTATTTCGCCAATAGGTAAAATTGCTTTGACTTGATAGACTCTACGATTTACATTGTAAAGACCTAGTATGTAATTAGTCCAGTAAGTTTCAAACAAGCTAGCATTTACAGTCGTTAAATAAAAAGGATCAATGTCACCACCAAAATTTAAAGACTTAGCTGGGCCTGTTCCTAAACTTGTAGATGACACATTTGCATACCATACAGCATCAACTTGAGTTGAGTTCCCTGAAGCATCTGTAAACCCTATGGGATTCGCAGAAATATCTAAAGAAAACTCTCCATAAATTAAAACTGGCGCACCTAAGTACGCATTAAATTCATTTGATCGGTTGGTGTTTTGTGTTACACTTTTATAGACTAAAACATTAGTCAAGGCTGAAGTACCTAAATTTGTTAACCTCTCAAATAAAGGATTTTCAAAAGGTAACTGCAACTTAAAGTCAGGCCCATCCCATGAGAAATCTGAGAACAAATCTCCATAGCCTGAAATGTTTAATCTCTGAAATTCAAAGCCTAGTATTTGATTAGTGTCTGCATAAGCAAATTCAATCTGCCTGTACAGCGATGGTCTTTGAACAGAAACCTCATCAACATTTACATATGGTTCAATATTTTGATCAGTACCTGCCGCAAAGAAAGCATCTAAAGTTTGAAAAGTAAACGCTGTTTGACTGGTTGGAACAACAACTAAATTGTGCATCTGTAAAATGCCGCCTATAAAATCTTTTACTTTAATCTCAGGCATGATAGAGCTAACAACTAACTCAAAGTTGTATGTAACAGATAAAGATTGATCAACATTAAAAACATCAGTCTGTGAATCAACAATGACAGTTTCATATTCTGTTATCTGATAGTTAAATGAGGTTGCTGTTGTTGGTCTTATATATAATTGAACAGTATCACCAGCTTGAAAATTAAAATTTGACAATTGTGTTAATACACTAGAACTTGCATGAGCAGAGACTTGAGTCGTGGAAATTAATGTTCCATTTTGGAAAACACCATACTCATAATTTGCATTTACATTGGTTGCTGTAATTCTTAAACGATAGGATGATTCAGTGCTAACAACAGTCCAAGTTTCAGTAGCTAAATCAAAACCACTTCCTGAATTTAGAGAATTAAAATTTATTAACTGCCAATCTATCCCAGCTGAAGAAGTAAACAAATTACCCTCATAACGATGAAGCCAAAGAAATAGCTTAGTAAATGGTGAGGTTGTTAAGAATGATCCACTAAATGTCAAACCATATTTTGCTTCAATTGCTTCAAATATTTTAGTGACAAGCAAGGCAGGTTTTAGTTCATTGTATTTTACGCCTCTTTGTGCATTAGTATGCCATGCGATGTTAGCTTCATCATTAGCATTACCTGAAGAATCATAAAACCAATTCCTTTGAGGACTCATTAAAGGATAGAACATAGTGCCACCATTTAAAGAATCTTGTTCAAAACCATCCTTGATAGTATCAGAATCGTAAGTGTGATCAAATGCTGCAAAATCTAAATCATACAAATAGTCATCACCAAACAAGTCAGACATATTTACTAAATCACCAAAGAATGTAATTGAATAAGAATTAGGTTCATTGTCTTTTATTAAGACATTGTTCATCTGAATGACTCCAGTTCTAAAAGGTATGGAGTTAATCTCTATTCTTGCTGCCTGTCTTAGCCTAAAGTCAAATGTGTTCGCAGATGATCCGTATGATGTTGTTATCTGTGAGGCTGTAACATCAGTCCTGTAATAGTTGTGCATTACCTCATTGTTCCATTCACTAGCAGGAACAGTAAAAGGTTGTGTAACGTCAGTAAAAACTTTTGATATGTCTTGATAGTTTTGAATGGATAAGTTTATGCTTATCTGTTCCTCTTGAAACAAGTCAAGTCTGTAATCCCCAATGTAAATATCAACTTGATTCATTTCAATAGTGGTCGCTCATTAAATGCTAATGTGAAAATGACTGTGTAATTTATTACTCCGACATTAACACTCTTTTGATATTCTATTGTTCCCCTTGTAGGATTAGCAGCAACCCAATTAGTGCCAATTAATACTGCAACATCTTCGCTCATCATGATGTCTTCAATTACGTCATTGTAAGATTCATCAACCCAACCTGTGTTCATGGTAATGCTGTTCCTACTATTTATATTGAAGTCTTGGTATTGTGCATTTTGCAAACTTGGAGCTGTAAACCCATCTTGATAAATGCTTCTTTTAAATGAGCTGTTGGTAAAATTTCCTGCTTCTGTACTCGCTTTAAAAAAAGTGATGAAGTCTGTAACGCCATAACGATTTACAAAAGATATCTGATAGGGAGTGTATTTAGGCTCACAGGTAAGCTCATATTTTACTCTCGCAAGTTCTGAGTTTCCATCATCTAATAAAATGACATCATAATAATCTCCTGTGGTATGATTTGAAGGTTTAATAGAAGGATCAAGACCTGCGTTGTTATTTAAATTTGCTGGCCCTACCCCAGCATAAATTACCTGATCTTGAGTATTTAATGTTGATCTGTCAGGTATGTCTTGAGATCCATCATTATTCACGAAATCATCCTCGTCACCATTGTTCCATCTAATACGAATTTTAGCAAAAGCATTAGAAGTGTTACTGTAAATTGCTAACGACTCAAAATTTGAAGTGAATACATATCTTGTTCTTGGAACAGAAAGCACAACAGAGGTAACAGGAGTATTGCTCACGTTAGGTAAAGCTGCCCAACCGCTTGTAGTCAAAAATGCGTTTGTTGTTCCAACTTCCCAAACTGCTACAACTGGAGCTGTGCCATTGTTAGAGTATTTCCAGTCTCCAGTTCCGTTTGTCCATAAGACCTCTCCTGCTGGTGATTGCACATAACCAAGATCATTGTAAATATTGAAATCATGCAAAAACTCTGAGCTGACTAAATTGCTTACCTCAAAATTAATAACCTGATTGATAGATGTGTTTTTAATTAGAGAATAATTGTTGACTGATGGAGGTGAACTTCTAATACCTGACCAAACCTTTAAACCTAAAGACATATAGATAAGAGTGTCATTTGTTTGTGCATTGTTTTTGCCTGTGTAAAAGATTGGGCTTCTTGCCATCTTTAGTGATGTAGGAACACTTTTTACTGGTACGCTCATTTGTTCTTTGTTTTTCTAATAAATGCTTTAAAATCTGATCTGTCTAATTCAAAGGCGTTTACTATCTCTTGAGGTAAATTGTCAAACGCTAAATTGAAAGGTCTTGTGAAAAAATTCGTGGGTTTTATTCCGTTGTAATATATGCTTTTAGCAATAGCAAATTGAAGGCTTTTCCTTTTTAAAAATCTTCCTGTTTTTTTGTCTCTTACTCCTGACAACCCTCTTTTCACAACCCATTGCGAAAACACGCTAGAAGGTGGCATCTTGCTTGTGTAGGCATATGGAGTGTCATACTTAATCTTTGTTCCACTAACACCTGAGTCAAGATATTCTCCGTACTTCTCCATGTCAATTTCCATTGAAAAAGAAACTGGCCCTGTGCTTACCTCTGATGTAATAGATTCAGACAGCCTTCCACTTACGTTGTGTTTTCTTAGATTGTCTTTAGACTGCTCAACCACATAGTTTGCAAACCTATCTAATACCGCTTTTATGTTTTGCTCTCTTGCCATTAGCAGGTACTGATTTCTGTGTTAGGCATAAGGACATCAAACGTAGCTCCCCATCCTGCCAGCAGATTCTCAAAGCGTTCTGTAAAAGGAACACAGGTAACATTGCCATCTAATTGATAAAGGTCTTTGTACAAATCACCTCTGCGAAGCTCAACGACTACAGAATTGATGACAGCAAGTTGTGTGTTCAATATATCTTGCTCATTGCTTATACCAAAGAAAGGATCGTTTTGGTCTCTTATTGCTTCCTTTGTTTCGTCAACAACATCCATTGCCATAACTGTTAAGTTGACTCTTACAATCTGACCTTCAAAAGATGTTTGATTTACCATGATATGACTCAAAGGAAAAATCGTTTGCTTGTTTAAATCGACATCAAATATGTCACCAAATGTTACAACATTACATTGACTGCTTAACAGTAACTGGTTTTTTATGGTTTCTGTTATTTTATAAAACTGCCTCATTTTGTTTTTCTTTTGAGAATTTGTTGTTCTGTTTCTGCTCTGTGCTTTTCAAAGGATAAATAGGTAAGGCATTGGGATGCTGATATTCTTGAGATTTCGTCAAATCTTCTAACATCTCCTTGACTAAGTGAATGGAATGTAGTATACCATCCCCATCTTTTGGCAAATGCTCCTTGACTGCTGAAGTCTTGCTGTTCTTTTTCTGTATCTCGTTCTTTAAAGAGGTCAGGGTAATTCCCAGTAAATCTTTTCCTAAAGTCCAAAAAAAAACCATAGCTCCCATAACTATATTCATCGGAGCATCTAGCATCATATCAAAATATTTGTCAGAAGCATCATACTCCTCAATCCTATACCTTTTACCTATTTTTTTTGTGATTGGTCGATACAACACAGCCATTGTTTTATGCAGGTTTTTTGTATCTGCCATGTATGTATCTAGGTCAACAAATTCACCATAAGAGATATCTTCTAATGATGGAATAAAACCAAACTCTTTGCCTTTTATTTTAAATGTTTGTGTAAGTTTTGGCCTCTCTCTCATCATGTTTGTGAGCTTAGATGAAACCCTAGAAACATCTTTAAATTTAATGTTGGGTAATTCTTCTAACGGAACATTGCAGAAGATGTCTAGCATTTTCTTGCTGATAAATTCATCATCACCATCAAGCCTAGCAAAGCGTTGATACTGACTGAGTGTGATTTCTGAAAGTGAAGTGGGTACAATTACTTTAAGTTCCATCCTATAAATAACCTTTTTTGTTTATCTTATTGCATAGCTACCATAATTTGGTCTGCTTAGTCGATTAAAGGTAGCATACCTGACCGCATCAATGGCATGATTGAACTTGTCAATGGGTTTATTTAACAGGTTACCATTCTTGTCTTCTTGCCATTTGTAGTTTTGAAATTCCCTTACTGCGTTGTCACTTCCTTTTGTTAAATATATTTTATGACGTTTAAGGATGTCAATTCCTGCCATTATACTATCAGCACCTTTTGCAGTAGGTTTTACGTTCCAGCCCATCCTGTGCAGTTCCTCGATACTTTTAGGCTCTGCTGAGTCTGCCCATATCTCATCATATCTTGTAAGACCTAGCTCTGCAAACTTTTCTCCGATGTCTGAATTTGTTAGCTGTGTGTGATACATCATCTCGTGAATGTATAAATCATTTCCATCCTTGTAAACCTGAACAAGTGAAGTTGGATCATTAGTAAATCCGAAATCCAAGCCAAATGAAACGAGCTTGCCTTTTGGATCATCTGCCATTTCAAATTGAAATACAGTAGCTCTTGACAAACCTCTCTCACCTAATCCATAGATTCTCCAGTAATCATCGTCTGTACCTTGTAATCTTTCTATCTCATCTACAATTGTTTGCTCAAGAAATGGATTGTCTTTGTACGTTGTTTGGATGTAGCTAACGTCATCCCTTATCAATAGCTTATCATAAATCCAATGGAAAGAATCTGAAGGATTATAGTCAAGCCATATCTTATCGGTAGTTCTTACCAGTAATTGAAAGAAGTCTTCCCATGTCAATTCATTTGCCTCGTTGCAAAATAAGAAATCTCTTCTTGCTCCTCTTTTTTTCTGTGGTTGATCTAATGATACAAACTCAAATAAGTTTCCATTAAGGTTGTATGTGTAGTCTGATTTATTATGGTCTGTCTCTGAATATAAGTCAAGGTTGTTAAGTATCTCAAAGAAATCCCTGTACGCTGTCATTTTAAGCGATGGTAGAGACTTTCTTACTATGGTGAATACTTTACCCTTATTTTCAAATGCTTTAACAATGAGGAGCTGCAAAAGAGAATATGTTTTACCACTTCTTGTTCCTCCTTGATTAACTACTATTTTAGTATCTGCCTTCCAGTTCTTAATAAATACTGGCCCATAATTAATCTCTAGCGTTGACAAAATTCAATTTTATTTCTGTGATGCCTTCTTCAGCTTCTAGTTTATTTTCAACCCTTGCAAGTTTGGGAGTTGTATATTCTCCTAATTTACAAATAATATCTAGAGCTGACTTAGGATCATCTGCTGCAACATCAGATAACCACAGAGTCATATTGTCTAAGTTTCCTTCTATAAGTTTTTGAAAGGCTTCTCTTATGTTGTTTGTTACTTTGTTTGAAGTCCCAGCAGGTCTTCCACTATTGCCTTTGGTAAATCTTCCTTTATTGTCTTTTTCCATTTCCGTAGATTTCCGTTCTTATCGGTTTCTATCAAGTAACTTTTTATCGTGAATATCTTGCAACCAGTCTCGATATTCTGTCTTATCTCCGTAAATATAATGACAATTTCTGCACAGGGCCATGAGGTTTTCTATCGTGTCGGCTAACTTACTACCTCCCATCCCTCGTGATTTTATGTGGTGAATGTCTACTGCTTGGCTTCCGCAATACTCGCAAGGTATAAAGTCAGTAGTATCATAGCCCATTTCTTTTAAATAGAGCTTGGTGTGTTTTTTCAATTAACGATTTTTAAGATTTTTATGAACTTTGGTTGACCATTGCTTATACTTCTTTTTTTTCTTAGCTCTTGCTATGTCATGCCTTACCATTGTGTCATTGTCGCAAGGTATAAACCTAATCTTTTGTTTTTTGTCTTTCATTTATTGTTTTGTCTTTCGATCCATTTACGATACATCAAAGCTGCCTGTGCAAATCTCTGTGGCTTGTATTTGTATTTTGGCTTTAACTGGGCCATTGCTATTCTCATGAATTGATCTTTCATTTTAGAGTTGATCTTAGAGTGTATGAATCAATATCGTTATGCTCTATGAAGAATTGTTTGTATAGTTCAAGACCTTGTTTTAATTTCTTATAGCCTTTGTTTATAAATGATTGCTCCATACCTATAATCCCAATGTCTAGCGATCCCTTATCTACTGCTATAAAGTAAAAGTTTGAGACAGGAACATTAAAAAGCTCAGTATAGATGAATGCCTGTACATCATAACCATATGACTCTGCTGACCATTCAAACTTGTTGATGTCTTGGGTAGTTTTTAAGTCTGCAATAAAATTGTGTTTGGCATCATATATGTCTGCCTTTCCTCTGAAAGCATAACCCTCTAACATTCCTATCGCTGGAACTTCAAAATCGCAACCACCTATCATTGAAAGAACGTGTTCATTCCTTAACACAGTATCGACTATCCTCATATTTGTATCATGCTCTTTGGCTGTTAATACGATTTTATTGGATTTTGCTTTTGCTTCCTTGTATGCCTTAGAGACTCGACTTTGAACATCTACGACATGAAACCTATCTTCAAAAAGATGTGGCTCTAAAACCATTGTATGTATGAAATTACCTATCTCTAAAGCTGGAGAGCTTTTTTGCTGACCATACTGAGTTACATATTTATAAGTCTTAGGGCTTTGATTTAGTAGTTTAATGCTTGAGGAACTCATTGCTGTCTTTCCTAGATGACCATAGTAAAATTCGTCATCGTACATTTTTTCAATTAGGGCTTCTCTGTCCCAAGTGTCTCCGTTTAATAATGTGATCATGATATGTCCATTGCATCGTGAGCAATAACCAAAAAGCCTACTTGATCAGTAACTTTCTTTTGTATTTCATAAATGTTTGCTTCATCTGTTCCTTGTGGGAACTCAACATTTGCTCCTTCCTTTTTTATGAAATCATTGACCTCATGCAGCCAATTAAAAGTTTCTGCCTTTTCGCCATCAATTGTGAGAGTACCTCTCCAAAAGCGGCCAACTTGTTCTGTGTATGCTACCTCTAGTCGTATCATAATCCAAAGAGGTATTTGAGCAATGCAGTTCCTGCAAATGGGAACAAACAAAATGCTGTTATAAGTGTGAAGCCAAAGGCGTAAGCCTTGTAATCTTCTAGTGTGGTTGGTTTTTTCATTTTTTATTGTGCTTGTCGATTAAATATATAAAAACAATTAGAGACATTCCTACTCCAAACAGAGTACCTTCAAAAAATTCCATCATATTATGTACTCAACAGGATAGTTTTTATGTAAAGTATCTTTGTCTTCATCATAATATTGATTTGATTCTAAAGACCACTCCATAAAAGTCTCATCAAAATGATCATAAGATTCTTCTGATGTTGCAAGCCATTTGTTACAACTAGAACATAGTACTTCTGTTCCTTCTGAAACTGATTCAGGATTAGGCAAGGTGTGTACTGGACTTTCCTCGCAAACATTACATTTAATTTTAATACTCATATTATGATAATTTATCAATAATATAATTGTACCTTTTTTCTGCTTGCTTATCATTGTGTTTTTGAGTTAACTCAGTAAAAAGCAAAGTAGATATCACCTTCTTGCGATCTCCTTCAGGTAAGTCAAGAATGTTTTGTAATAAACTTTTAATTTTGGTATTCATTATAGTTGGACTTTTAAGCATTAGCATCATTGCCAATACTCTAATATACAACTTTTTATTTAATTACCAACAAAAAATGTTTACAACTATAATAGACCGAGCTATTTACCCTCCTTCCATTGAGCAATACATACTGCCAATCTTTGCTTTTGATTAGGAAACTCTGCTTTTGCTTCTTCCATGCAGCGAGGAATAAAATCTTCCTCTTTTTCGTTATTGGGTTTGGGTAGTGGCATAGGTCAATAGTTTAAATGATTTTAATTCTTGCAAATCTGTAAGATATATTTTAGTCAAAACATCTTGCCTTTCTGCTCTTTGGTATAATTTTCTGTAAGCGTTGTCTTTAGTTACAAACTCAGAGTCAACATTTATAACACACCACTCTTTCAACTCTTCTCTACGCACTACACAAAAACCACCTTCCTCTGCTATGTCAAAAGCTATAAACTCTGCCTCTCCATGTAGCCATCCAGTTTTACCTCTGACGTTTTGAAACTCTACCCAAATAGTTTTAGGATGACGATTGCCTTTAACATCAACACCATACCAATCCCCTCTGCGCTTTACCCAGTAATCAATATGAGAATAAATGTCTTCTTTGACTGTTGCTTTTTTTACTTCATATCCTACTTTCTCGCAGGCTTCAATAAATCTCTTTTCAGATAAATCTCCTTGTTGCTTTGAATATCTCCTTCTGCTATTCGTCACCATAGGTTTCAAATATTTGCTTGAGCTGATCAATTCGTGACTGCAAACAAGAACTGCAACTTGTAACCTGTACGTTCTTATGAAATATTCTATTAAAGATTTTATTTATTACTACCTGCTCCTCTGCTAAGATTAGATTTTTAGGTAAGACTACCTCAAGAAAATCATATTCTTCCTTTTCTAAACATTCAGGAGTGTTGTATCTAAATAATTTATTGAGAGTCTCCTTTCGCTTATCGCATCCACAATCAACTCCTGTTGCATCAGCAAACGCATCAACTGCTGCCTTTATTCCAGTTGCTTTTGTTATCTTCTCAATAGTATCTCCTAAACCTTTACTTTTTGGCTTTCTTGTAGATTTTGTAGCTTTTTTCTTGCTTTTGTTTGATTTTTTTTCTTCCATTGTCTAATGTATTCCAAATTGAACGCTCGCTTATTTTTGTTTCTTGTGATATCTTTTTAATTGTCATGTCCGTATTGTGGTACAGTTTAAATAACTTAGTGTCGTACCAATGCCACGTTTCGACCTCATCCCACAGATCGTTTATTAAGTTTTTATGGGCTTGTTCATATTCATAATTTACATTCTCAATCTCTCCATCAAGGTCATTAAGTTCCTCAATATGTAAAGACATCAAAGAAGATAATGATTTTTTTGATGAAAAGAATAAATTTCTTAATACAACAAAAACAAAGTAAGTGTTTACCTCTTTGTCGTTGTACATTATTTTTTCGGGATTTTCGACATATTTATACATTCTTAAATACATCTCTTGAACAAGGTCTTCAGCTTCATGTGTCTCCGTACCAAACGACCTAGCCATTTTAAGCCATTCCTCGTGTCGTTTTGATAGAAGCTCTAGTATCACCAAACAATCTGTAAAAGAAACAAGCCTAAACCTATTTGCAGTTCTTTCCTGCTTCCTAACGTATCAACGTCAAGATTATCGTATTCGCTCTCACCCCCTGAGAAATCAAGATAATTGAGTCCAACCATAAAACCTAGAATGGGGATGAGGCGAATACTGTAATTCATAAAACTTTTTTAATAGTTTCGTACTTTTCTTTGTACTGGTTTAAGTCTTCAATTGTTTGTTCTTGGTTTTTTATTTTCTCTTTTAAATCTTTTATTGATAACAAAAGTAGCTGAACATCAAAATCCTGATCGTTTGTTATAAATTGCTTTTTCACTTCAATTGCTTTATCATACAATTTTTTGTAATCATCATAAATTATCATGCTTTCATGATTCTTACAATAATAAACTACTGATGAATGATTTCTGTGTAATACAGAAGCAATATCAATAACTTTGGAAACTGGTCTAAAAGCATTAGCAAATGCTGATCTTAAATAAACATTCTGACGTTTTCTGTCTAAGTTGGTTACCCCTTCAAAGAAAGCAGCTTTTGCCATTATTAATTTTTTTATATCCATCTCAAGTCGTTGTTATCAAATTTAGCATTTATTTCTTTAAGTGAAAAACTCCATTTTCCTTTGTTTGATTTCACTACTACAGAAGTCATTTCTTTAAATTTATTGCAAGGTTGTAAAGGTTTACATTCACAGTTTCCGCAATAGTATGTTAATCTTTCAATTACTTTAAAATATTCACCAGTCTTAACAACTTGGAACTCATCATTGGGCTGTATGTTCCTAAATATTTTCTGCTGCATTATCTAATGCCTTTTCGTAATTACTTATTTTTTCTTTTAATTCTCTGTTTTCTAATTTCAATTTTGCTATGTCTAAACTTCTCTCTTGAAACTTTTTACTGATGCTTCTTTCATAATCTAGGTAATACTCTAAACACTTTGCAACATCAGAAAGCTCAATAACTTGATTAATAATCTCGTTTTGAATTTTTAAATCTTGTTCATGCTGTGCGCATTCATTCAAATAAATCAAATGATTACCAAATACAATTAGCTTTTCTCTTATGTGTAATTCGTTAAATGAGTTGTCAAAAGGGAACATCTGAATCTGTTTTTGGTTTTGGCAAATTTATTAAACTTTTATGACCTACATAATATCCGACATTTCCTTTCATGGATTGCAAACGTATTGGATTTTCTAAAGGCGTTGGTCTTCCTCCGCTTTCCATATCTTTAATTTTTCTGACATGAATTTGACTAAAAACCCATTCTGTTTCGTGTTGCGTATAACGATGGATGCAGAGCAATTCATCAGCCCTGTTAACGAATTTACCACCCCCCTCAATATCTGATGCCATTGGCGGAATAGGGTGGCCTTCCATTGGGTGTCCTTTGTAATGTATTTTCCTCAATGCTTCAGTATTTGGATGACAACAAAGAATCAATGTAGCATTTAATTTCTTACAAAACAACCTCATGTGAGATGTTGCCTCATAATGATATTCGTGTGATGATATCTTTCCCAGTTTCTTTTGATTAATCGTCATGGAATTATAAGGATCAATCATAGAGCCTTGAAATGGCCATTCATCATAAATGTCTTCCATTGTTTCTAAAAGGTCAAAAACATCGTACAACTTGTCAGGATCAATGAACTGGAAATGCCCTTGAATGTAATCATAATGTCTAGCAAACTCTGAGTCATTTATGTATCTAATTTGCTTGCCACATAAAAATTCTAATAACTTTCTTTGTAATGTTTTTACATCGTTTTCTGATGAATATAATAACCACTTTGTTCCGTTGTTCTGCGTATGCAGTAACATCAGATAAATCATTGTGTGAGTCTTTCCCACATTAGCATGACCTGTACAAATAACAAAGTTCCCACGCTTAAATCTAAAATAGTCATCTACTTCAGAATGACCGAATTTAGAAGATTCAGGGATTAAACCTTTTTTGGCTTTTTGGAGATAATCAAAGACCTCTCCACTTTGTACAAGTGCAGGATGTGTTGGCATGGTAAGTGTAAAGGAAAGAAAAAAACCCTACCGAAGTAGGGCTTTAATTAAAATGGTAAGTCTTCTGTTTTCGGCTTGTCCTCAAAGTGGTCTTTGTAGGAGTCATTCTTTGTTTCACCAGTTAAGACTGGAAGGTATTTATCGACAAACTCAACAATGTTAGTGACATTTATTTTTCCTGAAGAAACTAAATCAATTGCACCTTTGAATGCAACAGCTCTTGCAATCTGTTCAGACTTGTCATTGCTTGCTCCTGAATTATAAGAGCTAGTGTTTTGATTTTGATATGGAGTTTGGTCTTTCTGTATCTTAATACCACCACGCTCATTTTTAGTGTACTCAACCTCATCACCTACTTTGTAATAAGGATCAGTTGATTTGGCTAATGCCTCACCGCTATCATGATTATCAAATTCAATTCTTAAAATGTAGAACTCTTTCCACATTCTTCCTGTGTCGCTAATGCTAATGATTTTTGCCATTGGTTTTAATATTTAGTGTAAATGTAATTTAAGTGTCGCTCATCCGCTTTGGATTTTTCATCATGCAACTTCTTTGAATTTTTTATATGCAACTTTTCAAGAAATGTATTGCGTTTTCTTAACGCATCAATTCTT